CATCTTGTAATTGTTTAACTTTTTCCTTATATAACATATGTTTTAGCCTAACATCAGTTGATTCTTTAAAGAATACTGTAGATGAAAACCATCCAAATAAAACTAAATTCATCATTAAATCATCAAATGAATTATGATCTGCTTCATATGAATTACCTCTAGCGATGAATGTACTCATTTCTCGTATAGTATCTTCATCGTGTATTATTAATTTTTTCTGCTCCAATATATCTTTTATATTAGAACAACCAATTCTTTTAACCTTTCGAGTCATTGTTATACCAATTGCACTTGCTTTAATCATACTCTCTACAAATACATTCTCATATTCTAAATCATAATATAAACCATTACATACTACTTGACCAGCATCATTTGATTCAACTACAACGTAGGCCATATTATAAAATGTAGCATATTTGTATATTACATCAGGGAATAACAGGGGACTCATATTATTATCTCTAAATACACATACTTGTTCAAATGGATTTAAAGTTACATCAATGATTGTGAATGTAGAATAGTCTTGGCCTCTTCCCTTTGATACATCCACTGTCATTATATAATTATGATCTTCTACAGGACGTTTATATACTTTTAAATTTTCCCATTCATCAGTAGGTTCACTTGCTCTTAAAGCTAATAATATATCTGCAGATAGTAATGTATTACCTGTACCATGAAATGAGTTACCAAATTCTTGGTCAAATTGCAATGGAGATGTATTTTCAATAGTTGTTTGTTTCCATGCTTCATCTCTTCCTGGGACATCCCACCAATCAACTCTATATGGAACAAATTCATTTGTATGCTGAATAGCACCTTCATATAACTTATGGTACATATTACCTATACCATTAGCAGTAGATGTAATAATAACCTTTGATGTTTTACCACCTGAAATTACAGGATAAGTTGAAGTATAAAATTCTGTAGCATTATCTACGAATGCAAACTCATCAAGGTATACGAGATTAAGTGACATACCACGAATAGAGCTTGAGGATGTAGCTGATGCTATAAGTCTTGAATTATTTGAGAATGATATAGATTTTTTATTAAGAGATGTACATCCAGGTTGAAGAAAGAATGGAAGACTTTCTAACATAAGAGTAATCCTACCCAACATTTCCCTAGCAATAACTTCTTTATTAGCGAGAATACCTAATACTTGTTCACCTTTAAATATAGCATACCATAAAAGATATGCACAAACTCCAATTGATTTACCACTTTGACGACATGCAAGAACAATATTAAATCTATTAGCTTCAAAATGAGTAAACATTTCTTCTTGATATGGATATAATTCAAATGGTACTAATCCTTCATCAAGGTTAATAATTTTACAATATTGTTTTGCAAAATATACAGGGTCTTTTAAACACTTTTCGTATTCAACTAATTCCTCTTTAGTCCACGGGTGTTCAACGTCTGCTCCTCGGACATTAGGATTTCCTAAATAGTAGTTTGATTCATCACTCATCTGGTAATTCTACAGTTGCGTCAATTACGTTTTCTTGACGTAACATCTTCTGTAGTTCGGCTGTCGATCCTATAAATACGTTGTTAGTATCACCCTTATGTGTTAATGCAGGTCTATCTTCTTTATCTTGATCCTTTTTTCTTTTATGAAGTTTAAGAATCTTCTCCCCGATTTCTGCATTATTTTTGATTAGCTGGCCAAGTACTTCAAAAGCTCTTGGATGTTCTGACTCACGAGCAAGTTCTAACATTAAATCTATTGCTTCATCACCTTGTCCAGCTAAATCATATAAATTTTGACGGACTTGATCGTAGTCCGCCTCAATCTTATTTTTCGTGCCAGTCGATATGTGCTTCTGGATTTTCGTCTCCATGTTCATGGTCATCGTCGTGTTCTTGTGGGTTTTCATAATATGTATTCCATAATTCCATTACACCATACTTTGTACGGCTTTCATCTTTATTACCACCTTCATATGGTATAGCAAGATTATCTTCAATAAGAGTTTGGTTAGCATCTTTGCCATTTATCTCAATCGTACCAAGTACTCTTCCGAATTTACCTTTTTCCATATCTTCAGTAACTAAAGTAAACTCTCCATCTGTTTCTGCTAATAATTCTATTAGTCTATGCTTTGCAGCCAATCCCCAAGATTTCTCTTGTAGATTTCTTGTTCTACTCTCAGGTGTATCTATACCCATTAATCTAATTCTATCTCTCATGAATACAGAAAAACCTAATTCTATATCTGCGTCAATGGTATCACCATCAACCACTCTCACTAAGTGTGCGTTAAATCTGAACATTATATTCTCCTCTATACGTCAGTGTCAAAAAAGTTAATCGTTTCAGTGTATGGTTCTTTAAAACCACCAGCACCGTCAGATGTTGTTGTACCTACTATTTTTTGTTGCTCAAATTTATGAGTAGTAGGATCAACATTCTCTGAATAATCAACTTCTGTTTGGAGAATTTGTTTGCTCTTACCTATACCTCTATAATAACGAATACGAGTTGAAAAAGCTAAAGTATAAATAATAGCTCTCCTCGTAACTAAATCACCCTCATAATCATCATTAGTATCGACACTATCTAATATAATAGGAGTGTCGGTTGTGATATCCATACTTGGAATATCTTTTATTGTTACCGTATATTCCGGTTGGAACATTGGTAGAATCTGTTCTAATAGTTGTAATGCTTCATCTTGGCTAGCAGCAAGGATATTTAATTCGAACCCAACCTTGTAGACTGCAGGAGACCCGAGTTTATTCAGCTGAAGCGTATCCCCGGTTATTACCTTTGTATAACTCTTATGTTTAGATACTCTTGCATTCGCATCATATTCAAATGAGCTTATTTCAAATGACATCCTTGGTAGCTTAAGAGCTATATTAGGACCAGTTGTTTGTTCATTTAAACGTGCAAGAATTTTACTCCTTGGAGCATAACCTAAAGGAACTTTAATCTTTTGTAATACTTTCCCAGCAGCATCCTTTTTAACGACTTCCATATCGTTAAATATGCTACCGAATACCGATACCATTCTCCTAGTTGATTCGTTATAAAAATGATTTTCGAACATTATGGATCACCAAACGGGTTAGTTTCTGTAAAGTCTATAACATCATCACCAGCAACTTCAAACTCATCGTTATCAGCAAATGGGTCTTGGTTATAGAATGTCTTCGTAGTACCACTCTGGTCAACTGTAATTTGTGAAGTTGTACCAGATTCTGTACCAACTAATGCTCTATTAGCAGCTGCTTGTACAGTGAATGCCATAAATGTACCATCACCATTACTACTTTGATGTGGACTAATAATTGTTACTCTATTAACACCATTACCTTCCCAATTAGAAACATAACCTTCAATATTAATAGGTACAGCTGGAGAAGCACTATCATTAACACCAGTCCATTGTGTTACTAATTCACCAGGAATATATGCTGTAGCTGCACCAACAATATAACTATATGATGTAGCATTCTTCCATTCTATTTGGTCTATCTCATCCCAACCAGTATCAAAGTGCTGGTCATTGTATTCAAACAATTCAGCTGTCATTGTATAACTTGGGAGGTCTTGTAATTGATAGAATGGTGATTTAGGTTCTACATATTTAATCTCAAATAATCTTTGAGTCATTGTCATATATATTAAATCACCTTCGGCTGGTTTACCTTTCATTGTATAGCCTAAAGTTGCATCATCAAGGCTAACACCTACTACAGCATCCCAACGACGTTTAGTTACTACAAAGTCTGCTTGGTCTCTAATCTCTAAACCAAATTTACCTAATGTATTACCATCACCTTCAAATCCTTCAGCATTCTCTAAATACATTTCTATAGGGAAAGCCATAGTATATTGACTCCACTCTTCATTTAATAACGCATCTTCTGATATACGTGTGCGTGGAATATATACTACATCTTGTCCAAATATTTTAATGGACTCAGTAACAAGATCTTCATACAAATCTTGTTCGGATTTTACTGCGCCGCTAAAATATACACTAGTTGCCATTCATTACCCCATTAAAAAGTTGTCTGGCAATGCCCAGCTCAATTTACATTCTTCTTCTAATTCCCTAATTTCTTCGATAGCATCCTCAAACATTTGTCTGCCATTCATTGTTATACCACCTGGGAGTTGAAAGCCGTCAAACTTCATCATGTTTGCACCCCATTGCCTTTTAATTAATGCTGTAAGGTATTTCTTTAAATAATGGTCATTATATACATCTGTATAAGTGTCTGGTCCCAAAATAGTCATAACTTCTAATACAATATAATCACCTGCTGCTAAGTCACCAAAGCCTTCATCCATATGAACTCTATTCATATGTCTACTAAATCTAGTATGTTCTTTACTATTTAAAGTATGTTCAATTAAAGATAAGTTTTGTAGTCTTTGTTCGTATGTTTGAATTTGTGCTGCTGCACCTTGAAGCATGAATACATCATTTAATCTCATATGATAACCCATATCAAATAAAGAATCACCTGATGATTGGCCACCACTTAACATTTTCATTACCGACATAACATTATCACTCACCGTAATATAACTATTTGTTATATCAGTTGCTGTAAGCTGATGTTTTAAATAATCACGAACAACTGCATCAGAATGGAATTCTTGATAGAATTGTAATGCATCATCTGTACGATCTTCAATTTGGTCTTCATCTACATTAATTTCAATAACCGGAGCTCCTAAAGCTCTTAAGCAATGGTCTTGTAATGTAGATCTTGTAGTTGGTTTTGCCATATCATTTCCTCTTTATATAGTACTTATTTATATAAAGTAGAGTTTCTTTAATGCAAATCGTGCAATAAAAAGAATTTTTCTAATCGTTTTAATGTATCGGCGTCTGGTTTTGTGTGATGATTTCTTGAATATATCTGTTTTGCAGCTGCCGTATCTCCCTTTGCTAACTGCACAAAGTTATAATCTTTAGATGTCTTACTATGAAGGTGAACAAAGGCTAAAGCACTCACTTGGTCATAAGTTAATGCATCTAAATCTGTTTTATGGTCATAAGTTGCAGGCAAAACTACATTGCCACTTTGTTGGTCATGAAGTTTATAATTAAGATCTATTAGCCATTGAGGCCTTCTCAATTTTGTACCATCAAATATTCCGTCACCATTGGTATATCCACGTGGTTGCCAATCTCTTCTACCTAAAATAGAACGTGAATTAAATTGATTAATATGATATATGTATCTATTTACCGCAGTTTTAACAGATTCTTCTGTAAATTGCGCATAACCATAAGCTGTATTGCCTTCAATTCCAGGAGAAGCTTCTTTTCTCCAATCTGATTCCATACCAACTAACTCATCCATAAACCATTTTACATTAGCTGCAAAGTCATCATAATGAAATGCATCTACTGCAGCTGCATCTAAGCCATGAGTATATGCAACACCTCTTTGGTATCTTAATATTTCATCATATACTAACATAGTAGCCTGAGTCAAGAATGACCCTTGCTCTTCTTTTAGGTTTTCTGATTTAGCTTTATATACTTCATAACCAGCCAGAATTAAATCAACTTCTACTGGAGCTTGTCTATTATAGTTAGATGCTAAAGGTAATTGATAGTATGTAGTTGCCATAATTAAAACTAGGCCTAACTTAAGTTTTCTTCCTTGTAGGCGCATTCCTTCTTTGATTCACATCTTTAGCGTCAATGCCCATTTTAGCAGCATCACCATATTTTTTCATAGTCTTTTGTAAATAAGCTTGTTTCCTAGCACGTCTTTGAGCAGGACTTACTTCGTCAATTGATTCTTGACCAGCCCAATGAAATGTCTTTGGATTAATATTTAATGCCTTCATATGCTTCGTAATGATTTTACGAGCATCACCTTTAGGGTTTTTCTTACCAGCATCATTAAGATCATCATACAATGAATCATCACCAATAAAAGGTTCTACTGAATCAATAGCATCTTCACCATTTTTACCTAGCGTAATTGGTTTACTCATTAGTTTTTTAAACTTCATTGCAACTTTCTTATCACTAGGAAGATGCCATGTACCTTCATTGTATTGGTCTACAAATTCTTTAAAATGTATCATTAGTAATTATCTCTTTTTACAACTTTAAACTTTTTCTTTTTTTTACCTGCATTAGGTGCCATATCAACGCCACCAGCTGATGCTGCATTTGCTGCAGTTTCTGGTATTTCAAAAGGTTTATTTAACTTCTTCATCATTGCTGCATCCTCTTTTTTAGTATTTTGATTATACTCTATCTTAGGATATTTTTCAGCAAATTCCTTTGCCTTACGCTTCTCTTCTCTCTTAGCTTTAGCTTTTTCTAAACGTATTGCAGTTGCTTTTGCATCTTTAGTTCTTCTATCTACAATAACCCTACCTTTTTGCTTTTCACCTTCAGCTCTACGAGTTGCAGCTTTAAATCCAAGTAAACGACCATCAACCATTTCCACAAGGGAAGGCCACATATCTTCAATATCTGCATCATCTACACCACCATACATTGGCCCTTGTAAGAATTTTATAATGTCAGCTTTTTTACCAGAAATCTCTGCTCCTGAATGATATTTACCTACATCTTTTTTAATAGTTACTTTATACTTTGACTTTGCTTGCTTAATCCATTTCTTTTCATCACCAACATTATCCCAATCAACATCAGTACCAACTGAGTCTTTACCTTTGCCAGCTTTTACCTTTTCAGTTATTTCATTTGATATATGAATTGTAGCTTCGTTATGTTTTTTAAGCATAGCCATTACAGCATCAGATTCAGATGAACCTTTTTTAATCTTCTCGATTTCTGCCATAGCTCTTTCCATATCACCAGAATGCTTCTTAGCAATCTTCTCAGCTTTTTTAAGTTGAGCAGATGATAATTTTGCTTCTTTACCACGCTCAGCTAAAGTATCTTTTTCAGTAACTTCCTGAGCTTGACTAAAATCCCTTGATTCTGTTTTACCATCATGTGGCCCTTTGCCTTTTTTCTTTGCAAATGGAGCTTCATCTGGATTATGATCAGTTTCTGGGTCTAAATTATCTGGGTCATCATATGTTTCTAAAACTTCTGGATATAAATCTTCGATATCTTCATCATCCATAGCATAGTCTTGCCCTTGTAAGAAAGCTAAAATCTTTTGCTTATCACCTGAAATCATAGCACCATCACGATGTGGTTTAATTTTAATTTTATATTTAGTTGCTGCGAATTTAACATCTTTAGCAGAACCATCCCAATTAATATCTAATTCAGCTTTACCTTTTCCGCCTTTAAGCTTTTTGCCTTCTTTAACTGATTCAGCTGGTTCATTATCGCCGTCCCAACCTTTATCAATAGCATCAAAGAAATCTTTCTTTTTCTTGCCTTCTAATTCTGATGGTGATGATACTCCAAATTTTTTAAGAAGAGAATTGAAGAATTTTTGGTAGGCTTCTTTGCCACCAGATGCTTCTCTAATTTGTGATAATGTTTTCATGTTTAATCGTCCTTTTTATTAAAATGATTCTCCATCATTACTTGGAGTTTTGTTAATTCTATCATAATTTCTTGATACCTTTGGTTGCTTTCCATTCGATATTCTGTATTAGCTTTTACATCCATTAGAATATTTGCTTGGGTATTCGTTATTTCTGATGCCCACCAAACTGCAGTCATAGACTGTGCAAATAATGCTACGAATAAAGCTACACCGCTATTCCGTATCCAATTTGGTAACCTTGTAGACTTATGTCTCCAAGATTCTAATTCTTTTTCTTGCCGCTTAGCTATCGCATGTAAACGTTCTAACCTATTCTCTATTTCGAGAAGTTTTGTGTCAGTATCCATTTCTTATCCCGAAATTGAGTTGCTATGGATGTATTTATACATCTACCAATTTTCAATATGAGGAATATACTCAGCCATAGCATGGTCGCTAAAATTATCAACTTTACCTTGTTTTAGTCCACCCCACATACCTTTCATACGATCATTAAACCTTTTCCAATTATTTGATTTACCACTATCATCAATAGTACCATCGTGTCTAATGTACATTAATGTACCATCATGTCTATAACCCATAATCCTTAAAGGTACTCTTGTTACTATATCATTATTATTTTGCCATCTATAATGATTTATTTTTAAAGCTTTAACGTATGTTGGCCAACCAACACGTGGTGAACCGTATGTAAATAAGCATTCAACTTCAGGGAAGTCATAATTAAGAGCACATCTACTAGCCATAATAGTAGCCATTGCAGCACCTAAACTATGTCCACAAAACCATAAACGTTTCTTTACCTTAATTATATCAACAGATACTTGAGGCCAAAGTTCATCTACTTCAGCTTTAAAGCCTCTATGAACTCGACTTACTGTTTCTGATTTGACTGGAAATGCTTTCAGATCTGCTTTGAGATCGTTAAATTCCGTAGGCTCTGTACCACGACAAGCAACTATAACATCAGTCTTATTCTCAAACCTATATGCTTGAGCTCCACCTATATCATAAAATTTTGTTTTAGTAAAACCATGTGCCTTAGCAAGCTTCTTTACATCGGCTTCATCACCATATGCTTCAGCTGCAAGTTTAGCAAAAAGGAGACTTTTCTCCTTTAAATTCATTTCAAGTATGCTCATTACATAGCTCCCCAATCTTGCCATGCTTTATATGCACCCCAAGCTATTGCAGCGATTGCAACAAACTTAAGCATTGATGTTGCGAATAATGCAACTAGGCCAATTCCTATTAACCCTAAATTACTTCCCATATTATTCTCCTCTCTAATTTTAATTAAGTTATAAGTGTTAATACTAACAGCTCTTGAACTATACTTTCTTTGTAACCAAGAGTCCATTTTAACACTTATCTTCTAAATTGTTTAAACGTTCTTCCAATGATTCAATCTTTGCAGCAATCTTTGGATTAACTTTTTTCCAAGCATCTTCATCTTGATTTAACCAAGTCCAACCATACTTGTCCCTAAAATAATCTACTGTAGCATCAATCTTTCCATAACCCCATAAACCTATGCGGGTATCTTTAATATAAAATAAACAAGCAGCACCTAACATCGCTCCTGCTATACTTGTATAAATCCATAAAGTATCTTCAAACATCTTCTTCTCCTGTTTTGCCGGTGCATATACCATCTTTTAATGATTCAAATGCTTTTCCTAATTCTTTCCTATATACTTCTTTCATAAATTTGTCATGCTTTATTACATCTTCTAAATTTTCTAAATCTGGTGCTGGGTAAGTCTTACTTGGACCCTGTTCCATGATTGTTTCTCCTTAAAAATAGATTTAATATCTTCGTACTAAATCGTGATTAATTTTAGCTAACAGGACTTCTTCAGTCTCAACCCTGTCAGGATCAGGTAGACATACATCTACCGGACAAACTTCTACACATTGAGGTGTATCAAAATGACCAACACATTCAGTGCATAAATCTCCGTCTATAACATAAATCTCACTATATTTTGGATGCCCTATCTTATAGTCTCCACCAAAATATATTGCTTCATTAGGGCATTCCGGCACACATACATCGCAATTGATACATTCATCTGTTATTAATAAACTCATTTTTAATTCTACGCTATTGCTATATTCTATTTATAAATAATCGGCCTTTGTATTGTCAAAAAAGTATAAATATAGTTATGAATATATAGGAGATTGACTTGGACGGTATATTAGATTTAATAGCAGAAGTAGGTTTCCCTATTGTGGGGGCAGGAGCAGCAGGATATTTTGTTTATTTAACACTTAATTTTATATTAGATGGGGTGTTAGATGATATTAAACAACAAAGAATGTTTGCTCAAGCCTTAGACAATAGGGTTAAAACGATGAACAGTGAGTTAATTCGAATCGATGTAAAGATGTGTCAGGCATTTAATATAAGACCAGACGTTGATCGTATCGCCCGAGCCGATGGTAAGACTGATGCAAGGAGAGATTAATGAATAATAAATGGATATGGATTGCCCTTGGCATAGTAGTTGTAGTAGCACTCATGGTATGGGGTGTTAGTCAGACTATGTGTCACGAAGCTATCTGCTAATGTTATCTGACATTGAAAAGAGTACTATGACATGGCGATGGGCTGCCTTGTCCATCTATCTCTTGATTTGTTTTTATGATTTTATGTTCGTGCCGATATGGTATGGGCTAAATAGACCAGACATTACGCAGTTCATGGAGATAATAGAATCTACAGAACATGTGTTAGTACAAATGGAATTGATGCAGAAACTTACAGGTCAACATTCACCATTCACACTTATGGGAGGTGGATTATTTCACTTGGCATTTGGTGCGATTTTAACAGGTAGTGCAGTAGGAATGGGCAAGAATTAATTATGGATGAGATAGTAGTAGAACAAGGAACCACTATAGGTTCATTAATTAGTGATTATGGTTTTCCCATTATTGCTGCTTTGGCAATGGGATATTTTATATATTTCATATGGACATGGGTATCTACAAAAGTAGATCCAGTTATTGGTGATAGCCACATGACTTTGATTGCATTAATTGATAGGGTTAGAATGTTGGATAATGATTTGATTAGGCTTAATGCTAAATTGGATATGATATTACAGGAGAGAGAAAAACGTGCTAAAGATAATAGGAATACTACTTATAACATTGACGACGATTTGCCAGGCTAGTGAGTTAACCTTTGGCTATAAGAATCCTTCTTTCAGTGGTGTAGGTTGGTCAACACATGCATTATCTATTGCTCAAATAGAATTTAATAGAGCAGAAGGAGTAAAAGACGATGCAACAGCTGCAGAAAAAGCAGCTGCTAGAGCAGAATCAAATACAACCCTTGCTAAGTTTGTGACGAATGTTGAGAGTCGTATATTTGCAAATTTATCCAAACAAATGGTTGATAATATGTTTGGTACTAATTGTGATGAAGACCCAGATACAGTCGCAATTGAATGTCCGCCTGATGGTCAAGCAACTCTACCTGATGGTTCAATTGTTAAATGGGTAAGAGATGATACATTAGAAACGATTACATTAACAGTGATTGATGCAGCTGGTGGTATAACACAATTGATTGTACCAATAGGTGATTTTAAATTTTAAATAGGTTATGAATATGGAATATTTAGCAGTGGCGTTATTATCGTGCTTAGTCGGCGCGTGTGGGATGAATCAAAAGACTGAAGCAATAAAAGGTGATATGCCGTTTATAGAAGGTACACCAACAAAAGTATTATTACAAGAAATACCTGATTTGATAAACATGCCAACAGATGGTGAAGGCAATCCAGTAAAGATTACAGTTGCTGTTTATAAATTCCCTGATGTTACAGGACAGAGAAAACAGGTTGGGTTATCGACAGCAGTTTCACAAGGAGCTGATGTTTGGGTTATACAAGCATTGATGGCGGTAAGCAAAGGTGATTGGTTTACAGTTGTTGAGAGAGCGAGTTTAGATAATGTAGTTAAAGAACGACAACTAATAAGAAGTACAAGAGAATTATATGATGGTGCGACCGGAGTAGATTCATTACAACCTATGTTATTTGCTGGGTTGATATTAGAAGGTGGCATTGTTGGTTATGATACTAATACGACTTCTGGTGGTGCTGGTATGAGGTATCTTGGTTTAGGCGTAGGAGAAGAATACAGAACGGACCAAGTAACAGTATCATTAAGACTCGTTGGAGTACAAACAGGAGAGATTTTACTAACTGTACAAGTCTCAAAAACAATTGCAAGTACAAGTAATGGTGCTGATGTATTTAGATTTTTAGATTTAGGTACAAAAGCATTAGAGATAGAATCTGGTAATGCAGCTAACGAACCAGTAAACTATGCGATTCGCACTGCTATTGAATATGCAGTCTTACAAATGGTACATGAAGGTAAAGAATTAGGCCTTTGGGAATGGCAATTACCAGTCATTGAAGCAGATAAAAATATAAATATAATAGATTCTAGTATACCACTTGATGAATGGGCAAAACATCCAATCGAATTAAAACAACAAGGAGAGTAATTTGAGATTTTTAACTTTCTTTATTATGCTAATGATGAGCTTGTCAGCGATGGCAGTAAATAAGATTTATGTAACACAGGCAGGAGCTTCATTAGTGTTTGATGTGTTACAAGATGGCGATGGAAATATGATCGGCAATAGCACAACCGCGTCTACTGCTAGCGGTTCAGCAACGAACTTTAATATCGACCAAGTCGGTAATAGTAATATAATCACTTTTGATATTCATGGTGATAGCTTTACCGGTGTGTGGAGTACAACAGGTAACAGTAACGATATTGATTTTAATTGTGATTCGGCTGATGCTACTTCAGGATGTGATAGTGTTAATGCTGTAATAACCTTTGCTGGTAACTCACAAAATATTGATATTGATGTAGGTCTTACCTCGTCAAAGTCTGGTGACAATGCCGATATTGATATTGTCGGTGCCTCAGGTACAGACAGTACTGTTGTCGCAGCTACAATTGATGGTACAAGTGCAATATTAAGATTAACAATTGATGGTGATTCAAATAACTATTTAATTAACATTGATGACAACGGAGATGTCAATGGTCATACTTTAATTATGACACAAACTGGTATCACAGCCGATGTTGATGTAGTTCAATCAGGCAACTATGACAACATAGCAACAGTAACAACAACTGGTACTTCACAAAACATTGATATTAATCAGACTGCTGGTGGTTCAATAACAGCAACGACTACTGGAAGTGCTGCTGATGCTGTTAAGACAGTAAATATTAATCAAACAGGTCACGCAGTATTCAACACAGATGGAACCATTCTTGGACAAACTTCATCTGGTTTAGCTGGTGCTGGTGGTACATATGATATTGACCAAACATCAACTGGTACTATCAACTTAGACGTTAATGGTGCTTCAGCAAATGTCAGTATAGAACAAACAAGTACAGGTACAGTTCACATAGATGCAGCAGGCTCGGCTTTCACAGCTGATATCGATCAAGACAATGCAAGTACAATTTCATTACACCACGATGGTGCGAGTGCAGACTATGTTATCTTACAGACCGGTGGAAGTGGTGATATATTAACCTTAACAGTAAATGGTGCTTCGGCTAATGTAGATATAATCCAAAGGGATTAATGTGAGACTCTTTATTATATTATGGTGCTTAACAACTTCATCATTTGCAGCTGGTATAATCGGTGATATTATATTACAAACCGGTAATGCTGTTATTGAACAAGATGGTGAAGATGTTAAAGCTGAAGATGATTTAGATATATTTCAGTATAATACTGTTAAGACTGGTAAGGGTAAAGTTGCCATTGGGTTTATTGATGATACAAGAGTAGATGTAACTGAACATTCTAAATTAATTATTGATGAATTTGTTTATGACCCTAACACTAAAAAAGGTTCACTATCACTTAAAGCCGCTCTCGGCACAATACGATATGCATCTGGTCAGATTGCAAAAACAAGCCCAACCGAAGTACAAATAAAAACACCGACCGCAACGATTGGTGTTCGTGGTACAGACTTTACGATGACAGTAGATGAGATTGGTTCTTCAACTATTATTCTATTACCATCATGTGATACAAACGGTTTTTGTTTTGTAGGTGAAATAACAGTTGAGTCTGATGCTGGTCAGGTTATTATGAATACAGCTTTCCAAGCAACTACTGTAGATACAATTAGTAGTAAGCCATTGCCACCTGTTATTTTAAGTTTAGAAGAAAACTTCATTACTAATTTATTAATTATATCACAACCAAGAGAAATTGCAGAGGCAGAACGAGAAGAAGAATTTCAAAAGACTGCTACTGCCCTCGATGTTGATTTATTAGCATTTGATGAATTAGACAAATCAATGGAAGACTATATTAAAGAATTAGAGGAAGAGGATAAGTTAGAACAACTTGATAGAAATTTTTTAGATCAAAACTTTTTAGGTAATATTTTAGACCAATTAAACATACAGTTAGCATTACAATTGGGTGATAAGCTTGATAAGAAGAAAGCAAAGGGTGATATAGTATTAGGCACAGATAAAGAAACAGGAATCACAATATTAGATGAGGACCCAGAATGGTATTGGCATAGGGAAGCTGCAAGTGGAAGTGTTGTAGAATTAAGACTCGAACAAGCAGGTAGTTATATAATGAATATACAACAGGGCGATTTTGAACTTATAGATTTTGAATTAGGAGGAACAGAGAGTGAAATCACTATTATTCAAAATTAGCTTTATACTCCTTATAGTATTTTCACTTAATGTGATTGCTGAAGATGTTTTAATTATACATCAAAGCTTTGGTAACACACATATTAAATGGAAAAATAGATTAGAGGCTGCTGGTCATACAGTAACAAGTGGAACATCTGTACCAAGCAGTTT